ATCATTTTGGCCAAATACGACTCGCGGTTTTGCTGTGCTTAAGCATTTGTAGTAAAACTCCTGCATGACAGGCATGCCTGAGCTAATGCTCATGCCACAGAGCCCCACCCCGGCTAGCCAGCCGAGGTCCCGTCCCTTATGGAAGTCAGGGCGTTTGCACGTGGTATCTTTGGTAGGCGCGATGTAAGGGTTACGGCACATAATGTATTGGCCGTTTACACAGACCGGTCGGGCTTGGCAAAACTCCACGTGTTCCAGGATGCGTACGGGTGCCTCCACCTTCATGGTGAACCCGTAACGCACAAACCAGGGTGTTAACCCGGTTTGGAAGCGCAACAGATCGCGCTCCTCCATAATCACAACACTGTCGTCGCCATTATTAATAACCTCGCTGTCTAATGCTTTCTCGGTGATGTACCGGTGTAACATCGCTGTCATCAAAAGCACATTCCCTAGCGAGGTGTTCATATCACCCGATTGTCTCTTCCCACGCACTTTATATTTGATAATTCCATCGTCAAACACGCCGGTGCAATCGTTGCAAAGTTGGGCAGTCAACAGTGAGCGCAACTCTGTGTCATTGTAGATCTCATTATACACAGAGTGTTCCCACCGGAGCCCGTCCTCGCTAACGTGCTGGTCGAATCTGGACGCATCCAGACCGACGGCAACAGGGCTCGCAAACCTGTGCCATTTCGCGTAAATGACGCGACCGACTTCCTCAGCATTTTTCCCTTTCATTACAGTAGTTCCCTTAAATATTCTATCGATGCTTTTATAGACCCGGTGTTCGAGCGGCCGTAAATAACGCCCTAGGTGTACGTTGTACCTGGAGCTTCGCGGACTTATAACTCGCGGCGCGGGGTCGGGTTTTTCTACTGTGATTGGGATATTTTCGTACTTAACAAAGACCTTTACTTTGCTGTCCTGCACAATGTCAAACGGTTCAGACTTCAACGATTCTACGGCGCGGCTTGCTCTCTGTTTCGCCATGCCCTGGTACGACTCAACCACTTCGGAAAGGGTGAGGACCTGGGTAGAGCCAGGGAGGTTCGCTGCGACTGCATGTTTAAAATAGTCCAGATCCCGAAATACATTTGCGACTGGCGAGGGGGGCGGATAAAAGCCGCCATCCCTCTCGACGAGGAACACCCGTTCTGTAACAGCTCGCATGATATTGTTGAGTGAGTTGTTATAGATTGCAACGGGCCTAGCCGCTCCAAGGCCTTGAAATTGGAGCGCTCGTCTACCCCTTACTCTGCCGGCGTTGATCGGGGTCACCTTGATGCCCCTAGCTACGAGACCGAGGTTAGTCTCGCGGCCACGAATCAACGCACGGCATCCTCACACCTGGGCAGTCTCACGCGTGCGAGGCACGGTGAGAAACGG